AGAAAGAATTTCAATGAAATAGCAGAAATTGATTTTGCTAAGAGAGTTTTTCTTAAAGAAGATGAAAATCACTCAGCTGATGTTTTCAAACTACGTGGTAATGTATTCATTGCAACACATAATAGCGTTGATGGAAAAAATACTTTCTATAGAAATATTAATCCTATTCAGGCTAAAGGCATTATGTTAGAACATCTTCACTATGATATTTCTAGATTATTTGAAGGTCTTCTTCCAGAAGAAGAAAAAATTCTTGAAGAAATAGAAGAAACAAAGAAAGATTACAGGGATTATATTAAACTTCTTGAAGATAAAATGGAACAGTTTAAAGCTGATACATTTAATTCAGAATTAAATACACAGGTTATTGGAGCTCTTCAGGAAGAACTCGATGAAGTTCAGAACGAATATAAAGATTATCTTGCAAAAGCAGAAAAATATACTCGTCCTTTAGGTGAAGCTATAACCATCACAGTTGATGTTGATGGAAAGAAATATACTGTTCCTATTCCAAAAGAAGGCGAGGAGGTTTCAGGGAATGGAGAAGAAGCTGGAACTGAAGTGGGAAAAGATGATATGGATACCGAACCTGCTTCTGCTGTAACTTTTGATGATGATCAGACAGAACTTCTTGGCGATACCCCAACTATAGCTACAGATACCGTTAATCTTGGCGGAGACCAGGCTGAAGCCGAAGCAGATAAAGCAGAAGCCGAAGCAGAAAAAGGAGGAGAAGGTGAAGAAGAAGCACCAGAAGATCTTGAAGGTGGAGAAGAAGATGAAATAAAGATCGAAGATAAAGCTGATACTGATGACGAAGAAGAATCGGCTGAGGAAGAAGGAGAAGGCGAAGAAAAACAGGAGGAAGCTACCGATTCTAAAACCGAAACTCCAAAAAAACGTAAAGTATTTCTAAAGAAAAAGAAAGCATAATATGGCAAAAGATAAAACTCTTAATGAAGCTCAAATAGGAGATAAAGTTCTTCTCGGAAAAGAGAGAGGTTATCTTATCGGGCAGACTTCTGATGGCCAGTGGATAGTTCAGATCCAGGGTTCTACGAAGATGGCTAGCGATAAAGAAGTAAAAGTTATTAGAGGATTAGCTCAGAATTCCCCGATGAAACCGCCTATGAAATTCGATGAAAAAACCCAAAAACTTTTACTTGAACAGTATGTTAGATGCGGTATATTTTATGGAAGCGTTCCTATTAAAACAAATGGATGTTATGTAAGATATTCTGATATGCTAAAAACGGGAAATATGGTAAATGTGTTAATCGAAGGCATTATGAATGTAATGCCAATGGATCAGGTAAAGGTTCTCGAAAACCCTCAAGACTTTGCTAACCCAGGAGATTATGTTGAAGGCGTTGAAATTAATACATCCACAGGTGAGGCTACGGCTAATATTATGATACATGCTGGAGATTATACTTCAGGAATAGGTGATGCGGATCCTGTCAGAATTATTAGAGGAATTGAAGGTGATTCCCCAATTTTGGAAACTCTCCCCAAAGGACAAATAAGAACCTTATCGGTTTAACATAGAAAAATAATTCTAAAAATGATTAATTTATCTCTGGACAAATTTAATCTTAATAGGTTTTGGGAAAAAACTCCAACTCCTTTAAAATACATTCTAGTTTTTGTAATGTTTCTAACTGTATCCTATTTTTTAATTTCTAAAAATGTCGAGGATGCTAGCATTAAGGAACTTGACCAGATGAAAGTTGGTATAGAAGCTACTTATGCACTGATTGATAATTTTGAGAAATTTAAGGAAGATCAGATGGCTTATAATGAAGAGATCCTTAAATATATTCATGATTTACATGATTTAGTTCAAGAATTAAATGAGAATACTAATAGGAAATTAGATATAATTCTTAATTCGGGAAATAGCAATACTCAGGATATAATAGATAAACTTCTTCTCTTAAATGAATCCTTCGAAAAACTATCTAAGGTTTATCAGCAAAATATCGACGATACTGCCCCCACAAGTGAAAAAATAAAAAATCCTGGAGAGCCGTCAATTCAAATACGAAGATTAACAGACACTACAGGAATAATTAAAAAATAAAAGATGGAAATGGAAAAAAAAGCAAGATGGACCTCCCCCCAGTCAATCATTATTATAGCTATTATAGTTTTAATAATGGCTTACATTGCTGTTGACGCTTTTAAAACCAAACCTTATATTAAACAAGAGGTAGAAAATGTTAAAGTTCAGTACACTGAATTATCCAATTATTTGGATCAAAAAATTCCCGAAATTGATTCTGCTCTTAAGACCCAGGAGGTTAAAATTGTGCAGCAAGGAGAAGATATTCAGGATCTTAAAAGCTCTATCATCGATCTCGGTAAAAAGTAAGTTAACTCAAGAAATTATACAAAGGTGCAACAAAACTTGTTGTGCCTTTTTTGGTATAATTAGTACATCACATTAAAAAAATAAATAAAAATGGCAATTCATGTAAAAAATAAGGATCTTCGCGAGGAATTGATCAAATCCAAGGAAAAGGACGAATTAACAAAAGAGGCATTGGATATGTTTATCCTAATGGCTAATAAATTCAGCACCAAATTTAAATATGTATATCCCGAAGACAAAGAAGATTGTATTTCTTTTGCCGTTATGGATTGTTATATGTATTGGAGGGGGTATAATCCAGATAAAAGTGCTAATGCTTTTGCTTATGTTACCCAAATAATCAAAAATGGTTTTGCTAAAGGATGGAGAAAGCTTTACGGTAATATGCCTAAAAGTAAAAAAGTTTCGGTTTCCCAAAATAAAATTTATTCATTATAATGGCATTTAATGAATCATATAAAAGATGGCATACTCCTAAAAGAAATAATTTCAATGAAGACGGAACCCTGAAAAAAGGGGAAAGCTATCAGGGTTACTATAAAATAACTAATAGGGACAAATATGTAGGAAACCCGGATCTTATTATTTTTCGTAGTTCCTGGGAATTTTCTTTTTGTAAATGGTGTGATTTTTCTCCTTCTATTGTTAGATGGGGATCTGAACCTGTAAGAATACCATATTATGATAAGGTTTCTAAATTAGCTAAATGTAAAGAATTGGGAATTGATCCGAATAATCCTAAAAATTGGGTTACTAAATTTTATACAACTGATTTTTGGATCCAGGTAAAGAAAGCGGATGGATCCATTGAAAAATGGTTTGTAGAAATTAAGCCTGGGGGAAAATTACATAAACCTGTTCCGCCAGATAGAAATGCTCCTTTGGCTCATATAAAAAGATATAATAGATTGGTGAGAGAATATCTCGTAAATGAAGAAAAATTCAAAGCTATTGAAGAATGGGCAAATAAAAATGGAACAAAATTTTATATCTTTACCGAATCCGAATTATTACATTTTGGGATTATTGGGGGCAGATTCGATATTAAAAAAGAAGATTTAATTTATGCTTCATCCGCGGGACGAAAATAAAGTCTTAAAGAACGTTAATAATATTGGCGAACAAGCTTATTTTACCTTGTTTGAAAAATATATTATTATGAATCTTAAAGGAGAGAAAAAACTAATAGAGATAGATTCTACTGATCAAGAATCTGTTATTGCTACACGAAATGGAGGCTATCCAGTTCCGGGATTTATTTATACCTTTATCTACAGAGGACCAGATGCAATTGTTCAGCTAAAATCAGGGCAAATAAAATATACAGATTTAGTTCCACTTGTATTTTGCATGAATATCGATAGAGGAAGTTTTACCGGAATTAACTTAAATACCCTTCCGCCAGACGCAAGATTATCTTTTCTAGGATCCTTTTATGATACATTCTATGATTTTTTCAAAAATGTAGAAGATCTTACAGAAAATAATAAAGAAGCTTTTAATAAAAGATTTATCTCTCTTATTAAGTCTGGAGGGGGTCAATCTCTTTTAAAAGTTTTTAATAAGGAAAATGGAGCGAATTATAATTTTGGCTACAGGAAATATTTGATTGAAAAAGTAGATAGATTCCGAATGGTTGAATACAGCGAATGGAAATTTATTCCTTTTTATGAGCCTAAGGATGCTTTTAGAAAGCTTAATCAAGCGGATTTATATAAATTATACAATCGTTCTAAATAAACGGATAAATAAATAAAGAAATAACTGAATAGCATATTATGGCTAAAAAATTAAATGAAGCCGGTTTTACCATGAGATCCTTGGATGGGAGACGTCTAGGGTTTGTCAAGAATATCCAAAAAAATATACGTAATCTCTCATCTCTTGGAATGAGATGGGATGAGAAAGTTATTAAGCAATCGAAATCCATAGGTATCGCCGAGAGCCAGCTTGATTCCATGTATGGTCTATATTACCAGGGAAATTATGCAGGAACAGACTATGGACAAAAAGAATTCATTGCTTATTTTGATAAAGAATATCCTACAAGAAGGGATTTCCTTCGTAAATTTTCAATGAATGGGGAAATAGAAAACATTCTTGAAATAATCGCCGATGAATCGGTTATTTATGATGACAATAATTATTTTGCATATCCTAATACTGCTAATCTAAAGGGGGTTCTAAAACAAGATAAAGCTAAAGAAATCGTTGATGATTTAAATGAAGCTTTCAGAAAAATTTATTATGCTTTTAAATTTAATCAATCTCATGATGCTTGGCATTATTTTAAAAAATTCTTAATTGACGGATTTCTTTCCTTTGAAATTATTTATGACGGGGAAGGAGAAAATGATGCTAAAAATATTATCGCTCTCAAAGAAGTAGACCCAATATCTCTCGAACCTGAAGTTCGGATTGGAGAAGACGGTCACGAATATCGTGTCTGGATACAGTATAGAGGGGATTCAAGAAAGCAAAGGGAATTACTTGATGGTAACTTAATTTACATATCTTGGGCAAGGGGAAACTTCATTTCCAGATTATCATACGTTGAAAGATTAGTTCGTTCATTTAATATGATGAGAACCCTTGAAAATTCACGTATTATTTGGAACGTTTGGAATGCCCAAATGAGGGTTAAAATATTAGTTCCTATAGGAACTCAGTCGGATGCTAAAGCTCGTACGAGGCTTTCTGAATTGAGGGGTATGTATAAAGAGGAACTTAATATAGACGATCATTCTGGGGAGGTAACTTATAATGGAAGCCCGCAATTTAATTTTGCAAAAACTTTTGTTGTTCCAACAAGAGATGGACAGCAAACCGAGATTGATGGGTTTCAACCTCAAGGATATAACTTAGGGGATACAGATGCCCTAAGATATTTCTTGCAGAGGTTCCTTATAGAAACTAAGGTTCCTTCGTCTCGTTTTTCCAATGACCCAACTCAGGGCCCTCAAGGACAGTGGGGAGCTGGTGCTGAAGGTATTGCTAGGGAGGAATTAAGATTTAGTAACTTTATCACCAGAATTCGTTCTATTTTTCAAGAGATTTTATTAAAACCCCTATGGATCCAGTTTATTTTACAGCATCCCGAATTTAGGGATGATGAAATTCTCAAAGCATCTATTGGTCTTGAATTCATCGAAGAAAACTTCTTTAAGATGATGAAGGAAAGAGATATTGCGGAAAAAGGAGCCAATACAGTTAATGCTCTTATGGGCATTAAAGAGCCTACAGTTAATCCAGACGGAAGTCCTGGAGAGAAAAATTTCTTTGATCCAAAATTCCTTGTTGAAAAATATATGGAATTCTCTGAAGCAGATATGAAATTGAATGCTAAATATAAGAAAGAACGAGATGAAGAAATTAAGAAGCTTGCTCGTGCTTATGCAAGAATAGCTGCTGCAAGTGGCGGAGGAGCTGCTGGCGCAGGTGGAGGAGGTGGTGAAGCTGGAGGATTATTTGGAGGCGGTGGCGAAGCTGGAGGAGGATTATTCGGCGGTGGCGGCGAACTTGGCGGAGGAGAGCTCGGGGGCGGTAAACTTGGGGGCGGGTAAGTTGGAACTGAAGCCCCTGAAGCTGGAGGAGAAGAATTAGGATTATAAATTTTTAAAAACTATAAATATGGAAACATTTTTAGAATTAACTAAGTTATTATGGCCTGTCGGAGTAATTATACTTGCGGGGGTTATTTTTTTAATTGTCACAAGAGATAAGAAACCAAAATAAAAATAAAATTATGAAAGAATTCTTCAAAAAACTTTGGGAAAAAGTTAAAGCGTGGGCTGTCTTAACAGCATGGCCTTGGTTAAAAAAAGAATGGATGCAGATTATAAACCTTCTTGTTCTTTTTATTGTCTATGGAAATACCGATTCTCTTCCAGGAGTTCAGACTGTAGCTGGATTATGGATATTCATACTCCTTGTATATTATATCTTCTGGAAATTCTTTGGAGCAGAAAAAGCTTTTAAGAAAAAACCTAAAACCCCAGCAAAATAATTAAATTAAATTCCCGAATAGATAAACTATACGGGAATTTTTGTTTATGATAGTACGTGAAAGCATAAATTTTGAAATGGGTATTGATCCTAAGAAATCCATGGAAATTGGGTTAAGTAAGTGGATTGATATTAAAACTGGTGATATGATCGAATGTATTAAAAGATTGGTAGTTCAAGGGGAAAAGCTGGACTATTTATTTTTTATCGATCCGTCTAAAATCAAATTATCTGACAATGATTATACTTTTGATGCTGGGAATGTAGGTATTGTCAAATTAAAAAGATCAACTAATCCCTTGAATTTATCCATAATCCCCTTCGCGAATTTTGATGAAGCTAAAGAATATCATCAAAAGGATCTGGGAAAATACACGGGATCCCTTTTTTCAACAATTTTGGGGGAAGCGCCCATTTCTGTTTGGGCAGAATATTTTAGAGTAGTATGAGGGCACAATTTGTAAGGGGAAAAGAACCCAAGGAAGCAATGAATATAGGTTTCAGAACTTGGGATAAACTAACCCCTGGATATATTCTTAAACCTAAAAAAGAGGTTTTTGTTAGTAATAAAGGAAATTTTGCGGCAGAATATGGCAGTGCTGATACTATATGGCAAGATATGTATATTTTAATTTTATTAGTACAAAGAATATGGGATAAAGAATTACATAAAGAAATAATTTATACAAATTATACAAAATGCTGGACCTTATCTGAAGCTATTAAAAAAAGTAAAGGGGATTTAGATAAATTCGGTGCTAGAAGAATGTTTGGAACGCAAAAGCAATTTGAAAATAGATTTGAAATTATTCAGAGAAAGGATGAAGAAAAAGTAGTTAACGAAGATAGGGATTCTTAAAAATCCAAAAACTCTAAAAAGAATTAGAATCCCTCCAAAAAATCAAGGAATTTTTAACAAAACCTTAACGTCTAAATTGTATAATATAAACATATCTTTCGTATATTTGTATCCTAAAAACCAACATCATGATACTACTTGCTGAAATTATTCTTACTATTTTTGTCTGGAGAAAAGGTTATAAGTGGCTATCTCTTATTCCTGCTGGGGTAGGGATTGTTACCGGATTTCTTCTTGGTTTAGGAATTGCCGCATCCGGCGGAGACGTCGTTACTGCCAGGGGTCTTTCTATATTCATTGATCTTTTAGTGATAGTTGCTCTTATAGGCATGCTTATTGCTAAAAATCAGACGAAAGACCTAGAAAAAACAAATTTGACTGAAAATAAATAAAATACTGAGAACTGCTGAAAAGCTAGTTATAGAGTAGGTATGTAAGACCGCGGTTCGACCCCGCGCACCTCCACAGTCGACAGGCCAGAAATGGAAAAACATGTCACTACTTCAGTTTCCGATTTTCAACTCTAAAAATCGGTGGTGGAATCCTGACCTCCGTCCAGTTTCTGGAATTACCGGTCAGCCCCGTTCTCTACCTTTGGTAGGGAACCTTCAAAGGCTTTGGTGATTGAGCCCGCAAATCAATCATCTTTATGGGGGTGACTTGGCTTTGATTGCATGCTAAGGGTAATGATGAACGTCTCAGAACGCGAATAAACGGCGCACAGTTTAATGAGTATCGTATAGCAGCTTAAGAAGTTTGCTTACGACAAACGACGAAAAGAGTTAAGTATTCAAAATGCTTAACTCTTTTTTTTTGATATATAGAATAAAAAATGTTTCATTTTGTCTATTTAACTACAAATTTAATAAATGGTAAACAATATGTTGGAGATCATTCTACGAATAACTTGAATGACGGCTATTTAGGAAGCGGTAAACCCTATTTTAAAAGAGCCTTAAAAGAATATGGAATAGAAAATTTTAAAAAGGAAATATTGGAATTTTTTCCTTCTAAGGGGGAAGCTTTTGATGCCCAAGAAAAATACATAAAAAAATTTAATACTTTGGCCCCTATTGGGTATAATATAAGCCCCAAAGGAGGATATGGCGTTCCGTTTTCATATCTCAGCGAATGTACAAAAGAAAAAATAGGAAATTCTAGTAAAGGAAGATTTCACACTCCGGAATCCAAATTAAAAATGGGTAGAAAGGGGAGAATTTTTTCAGAAGAATCTAAAGAAAAAATGAGAAAATCTGCAAAAAACAGAAAAATATCAGAGGAAACGAGATTGAAAATGAGAATAGCAAAGTTAAACAAAAAAATGTCAGAGGATTCTAAGATTAAATTAAGTAATTCTAAAAAAGGATCTCCTTCCCCAATGAAAGGAAAAAAACATTCAGAAGAAACTAAATTAAAAATAAGTCTCTCTAAAAAAGGTATTGGTTTTGGTAAATTATTATCTGAAAAAACTAAACAAAAAATTAGCGTCAATAATGGTATGAAAAACCGAGGTTATCTTGTTTCGGGCTCTCGTAATGGAATGTATAAGAAAAAATACAATATAATTTAGAGATTTGCCGGCAGCCTAAGTGCCGGCTTTTTTC